CGGAAAGCCATTGAAGATGGTTGGCTAGTTGAACTTCGTGGATATAAAGTTAGTACAACTGCTTCCTTAGATGGTATTAAGATTGTAGCCGGTGATTATGACCAAAGAGAACTGGCAAACACTGTTGACACCCCCGAACGCAACCAGACAGTTTTAGATGCATGGCTTAAATATGGGGAAAATCGGCAGACCATAGGGTTTACGGTGAGTATAGAACATGCCAAGAATCTTGCGGCCATGTTCCAGCAACACAGCGTAAAAGCCGAGGCTATTTGGGGTGATGATCCTGACCGAGCTAAAAAATTAGAGCGCCATAAACGGGGCGACATTACCGTACTGTTCAATTGTGGTGTGCTGATCGAGGGCTATGATGACTGGCGGGTGTCCTGCATCGTTCTTGCGTGCCCAACTAAGTCCCCGGTGAAATTTATTCAGACCATAGGACGCGGCACACGACTAGAAGATGGTTGTGGCAATCTCAATAACATTATAGAGGAACCAGAGCATCCGTACAAGCGAGATTGTCTTGTTCTTGACGTTGTAGATAATGCCAAGCGTAATACACTGGTGACGCTCCCAACGTTGATGGGCATGAGCGCGGTGTTGGACCTTCACGGCAACGGGATTGTAGAATCAATTAAGAAGCTGGAAGAGGCACAAAAAGAACATCCCAACATCGATTTTAGTACGCTTGCGGATATTACCGAGCTACAAACACACATCAAAGCAATCAACTTGTTCGAGTACCACTTTGCTCCCGATGTGGAACAGAACAGTGAGCTTAGCTGGTTTGTATCGCCCACGGGTTCTTACGTTCTCCTGTTACCTAACAAAGATTATTTGGAGATTGAACAGAATCTACTTGACAAATGGGAACTTCATGGTACAATAAAAGGTAAAGTATATCACGGAGAACGGGACACCATCGAGGCAATGTTTATGGCCGCCGATGATTTGATCTTCAAGGCAATACCAGAAGTGTTAAAGATCATTCGCCGCAAAGAAAAATGGCATGATGATCCAGCAACCGATGAACAAATGGAACTTTTGAGAAAATTTTATAAGAAAGGCATCAAAGCCGGAACTGTAGTCATTCCGCCGAACTTGACAAAAGGCCAAGCAAGTAGGAAGATTACAGAGGCGATAGCATCCAAGAGAAAATAGGAGGAACAATGGAAATCACCCTTGAAATACCAATCACACTGGAAAATGCAGCGCCATACAGTTTGAATGTAGGTGAGGGAATGCGCGTACCATTGAATGAAGAAAAAACAGATTTTGAGACGATTATTAGATTACATGAAGATGCGTTTCTAGTTATTAACACACTACTTAATACAACATTTATCCATTCCTGTGGTAGTAAAGCTCAATTTGTATATGACACAGATTTTGCCATGAAAACTGGTGAGAAACTTCCACCGGGAACCATCATTAAGTTTACGCTATAGGGGGAACTATGGAGCCGAATAAAGCCAACCATCAAGCTAACATTGTGAAGATTGAAACGATTCTGCCGCACCCTGACCCTGAGACGGTCAATCTGGAAATTATTCCAATAGGGGAATATCAGGTTGTAGTGCGTAAGGGCGAGTTCAAGGTTGGCGATTTAAGCGTTTACATCCAACCCGATAGTGTGGTTCCACAAACTGAGCCATTTCGCTTCATTTGGCAACCATATTTAGATTCCCTTGGCGCTGATCCTATGCCGAGTGATCCTAACATTATATGGAAAGATTTGGGTCCGGTACCCGTTCCAATAAAGAAACGCCGTATCACCGTCCGAAGATTCCGCAAAGAGTGGTCCGAAGGTCTACTTATGCCCCTTGCCGATGTAGTTTCCTTTCCGGTATACAATGGAGACGGAATTGGAATTAACGACCATATATATAAAGTAGGTGACGATGTATCAGACCTGTTAGGCATCACGCACTATGTCCCGGAAAGCGATGGAGAAGAAACCAAAGCCGACTGTGGGGCCGCACCAAAGCGCAAAATTCGTTATCCAAGGACTCTCAAGGGTTGGTTCAGGTTCATTTGGAGCCACATCACCTTCAACAAGCGTGGTTGTGAGCAAGCTATCATAGTAAACTTCACAATTCCGACCTACGATGTAGAGTCGCTAAAAAATTATCCACATGCTTTCACGGAGTATGAGCCAGTCTTTGTGACGGAAAAGATTCATGGAAGCAATAGCCGATTCGTCGCCATTGATGAAAAACTATATATTGGTTCACACTATCAATGGAAACGTGCTGGTGGTTCCGATGTATGGAATAAAGTCATAAGACAGCACGAATGGATTAGTAAGTGGTGTTTCGCACACCCCGGTATGGCACTCTATGGCGAGTCTGTTCCGACACAAGGAAAGTTCAATTACGGCTGCAAAAAAGACGAAACAAAGTTCTTCGTATTCGATGTGTGGGACTCTAACAAAAACGAATGGGTTCACCATCTTGATTGGAACGGCATTAGGATTCCACAAGATTACATTGTTCCTGTTCTCTATGTTGGACCCTACGACCGGGAAACAATACAAAAGATGGTAGACGGTCAATCAAGTGTGGTGGGGGCTAACCATTTACGCGAGGGTGTAGTTATCAAGACACATTCCCCGTATCGCCATATGCGCGGCATCGGGCGTCTACAACTCAAAGTGGTCTCCAATGCCTTCTTGAAAGCAGACAGCTAAAATGAGACAGTATAAAGTTTGTGTTGGCCTTCGTACCTTGTGGTTGTCCTATGCGGCTACAAAGGGAATCCTAGAGGGATGGTTTAAGCAATTGGGCTGCATACATTACTGCAATCAAATATCTGATCCCAACGCATGTTGTCCCACCGCTCACGGTGCGTCGGAATCTGATTGTACCTGTACTTCACCAGATAAGTATTTTGTGAGCCGAGAGGTTGAAGATGGAAAAATTTCCGTATGAAACATGCGCCCTCATCACTGTCATTATCTTCTTGTTTCTGTTCGTAATATATTTATCTTTTGGACTGCCGGTGCCGGGATGAGAGAGTCAACCATTCCAAATGTCGAGTGCGAAGTTATAAAGGGACGCGCCAACAAAGAGCGTTGGGTACTCTTTGGAATCTGTGTCGCCAACAAACCGGCTAATAAAACTGCCGAAAAACTTGATGGTTTTTTAGATTGGTATCGATTTTCCAACGAGACACCTTTTCAAATCGTTGCACACAATATTGATTGTTCAGGATTCATGGCTACATTGCGATTGTTTAAGTTTGGTCAATATACGCGCATCGAGCGTGCATTCCGCGAGGTTACCAAACTCGATGTGGAAAAAGACCTTTCTGTGGAGAGACTAGAAAGCATACCCGGCATCGGTCCCAAGACTGCTCGAATGCTTATGCTCTACATAGACCCTGATCTTAAAGTAGTTCCGCTTGACACTCACGTTCTTAAGTACCTGCGCTTAATGAATGTGTCGGGCGTCCCAAAATCTACCCCACCGAAGGGCAAGACCTATAAACGACTAGAAGATATATTTATAGCAGAAGCCGTTGCTCAAGGTAAGTCGGTACGCCAGTTGGACACCGAAGTGTGGCAAGCATACTCATCGGGCGATTTATCTAAACTGCCACAACCAATGAGGTTAATTAATTAATTAATGGATAACAATGGGTGGATTAATGTAAAAGACCGTCTACCGGAAATGAGCGGTTTTCAGGACGGCGGTACAGATAGGGTTCTAGTATATTTGAAACGAAACTATTCCCCTCGTCAAGCTGTTGCCTTTGGTGATTGGTCTGAAAATGGATTTACATGGTATTTCGACTATTCGCATATGCTTAAAGACTCTGAGGTAACACATTGGCAACCATTACCTACCCCACCAAATTAAATCGATTTACAACTTGACAAAATAACCCATTCTGTGTTATAGTAGGTATATAAATGAATATCCCGGAAGGTTTTGAAGGAAGTCCTTCCTTCCAGTTCATCCAGTCTCGTGGTTGGAACTGGAAGGAAGGAACAGCGCCAAACATCGAGCTTGAGGAATGCCCATACTGCGGTAAAGGCGGCTATGGGCACTTCTACATTGAGATTCACGGCAACGATAGCGAACGCCGGAACCGCGATGGCCTACATATCTGCCAAAAATGTGGAAAGTCAGGTCGTCTTGTAAACATTAAGGAGTTTTTAGGAATAAATATACCCGGCATAGAATCTAGGCGCGATTGGGCAGGAGACACAATAAAACGAGAATCATTGCCAGATATTGAAGAAGCACATCAGTTGCTTCTTAGTGACACAAAAGCAATGGATTATCTTGTTAATAATCGTGGTTTTTCAGTAAATATCATTAAAGAACGCAAGTTGGGCCTTATACCGCAACGATATTTCAAAGAAGCAGGAAATGTTCGGGCGCTAGTATATCCGTATCTTGTTAATGGCTCTTGTGTTTTTGTGCATTATCGCACGCTGCCTGATACTACTCGTCCGGGTGCTGTGCCAAAAGGCTTCTCTAGCCCAACTGGATGGGATGCTCCGCTTTATAATGGAGAGATTTTGAAAGAGGGGCTACAGAGTGTCGTATTTGTTGAAGGCGAGGCGAACACGATTGCCGCGCTGGATAAAGGTGTTACAAACATCTGCGGTGTCCCCGGTGCCAATTTCAAAAAGGCCGACTGGATCACCCAACTAGATGAGCTTGGTCTTGAAAAAATTTATATCTGCTACGACAAAGACAAGGCCGGGCAGAATGCCGCCCAAGAAATCGCCAAGCGTATCGGCATTGATAAGTGTTGGAAAATCGATTTACCTGACTTCGAGGTAACCACAGAGTTTGGCGAGACTCGTAGGGGCAAAGATTTGAACGAATGGTTCACAGTCGGCGGTGGAACGGCTGAGGAGTTCGAGAGACTGAAACAAAACGCCCTACAATTCGACGTAGAGGGCGTAAGTAGCGCCAGAAATGCTCTACAAGCTCTGCTTGATGAGTTCAACGGGAATCATAGCGTAGAGGGCAAGTACAAATCCCAATTCTGTGACCTGAACAAACTGGTAACGTTCGACTCAGGCGACGTGATCGACATTATCGCTGAGGAAAAGATGGGCAAAACAACGCTCGCCTTGAATCTTCTTGACCACATGGTGACTACCTACGGGGAAGATGGTATATTTATATGTGGTGAAATGACACGCCTCAAGCTGGCCCGTAAGTGGATTTGCTACAGAGGCCAAATTGCAGACAATATACCTAAGAACCCGGAGGAAGCACAAGCCTTATTAGACGAATTTCTCACTAAGATTCCACAGGTACAGCAGATGGCGGCTGAATCGCCCGGCGAACTATACTTTTGTTCACCACGTTACAAGACGGAGCAAGACATATACCAACTTATCCGAGACGTGATTCGACGCTACGGCGTCAAGTGGATCGTCATTGACAACCTACAACTCTTTATTGACACTATCACATCTAACGGAAAACAAAACAGGACTGAACGCATATCGTCATTCAGTAAGGTGCTTGCTCAGTTCGCCAAGGATTACGGTGTACAAATCATTCGCATCCTGCAACCGCACCGCGTGTTAACAGGCAATATTGCGACCAGCAGCAACAATGATGGGTCGTCACAAGTAGCCAAAGACTGCGACTGCAACATTGCCCTTCACCGCGACCGCATAGGCAGCAACAAAATTGACGAGGTAGCCAAGGCTGAGGGCACAACAATTTCAGAATCATTCTCTGACAAAGCACTTATCTCTGTCGGATTATCGAGGTATTCCAGTGGCGGCAGGATGTGGCTCATTGTTGATGGGGCACGTAGCACGTTCCGAACCTATAACGTTGAAAACGTCATGGCATCAGAAGCATCGCGGTCTGAGGTAACTAGAGATACATTCGCCCAACAAGTCCAAGAACGGACGGCTAATGGTACCGGGGCTGCAATAAGTACGGATGGAGACGCAGGAGCAATAGAAATATAATGGGACAGCGGTTGAGTTTTTCCCGCATTTTGAAGATTATTAAAAAAGAAGATGCAGAGACAATAACTGATCTTCTGGTGAAATGCGGCTTTACTTTGAAACGCCTTGATGATGGCGTATTTCGGGAAGTATTTGAGATCGTGGGAAGCGATGTAGTGGTCAAAGTTCCCAAGGATGGCGATGGGCTGTGTCATGCAAGCGATGAGGCAAAGGGATGGAAGATAGTTCACACATCAAAGCATCCGGCAGCGGTAGAAGCTAGACGACATATACCGAGTAGGTTTGCGTATGACGAACCATCGGGCTTTATCTTCATGCCAAAGTACCAAGTGAGTAAAGCTCACAAGTATGATAATGAAATGAACCGATTGAACAAATTGTTCCGGCAGGTTATTTGCAACGGTAAGAAAGCCGACATTGATCTAGGGGCCAGTAAATACGACAACTATGGTCTTGACAAGCACGGGAAATTAGTCATATTGGATATGGGATGCTTTACTGAAGATTGGTGGAAAAGCTAGGAGGAGTAATGGCAGAAATTACAGAAACAGTTTGTGATGTAGTAGAATGCAATCTACGTGACACACGTCAATTTTCATTGTTTAGTCACACCAGATTCAACGGCACTAACATAGATACATGGGATTATGTATTTGATCTTTGTCCAACCCATGTGGCAACGTTATTACAAGTATTACTTACTAACTTTTCACGACTTGATATTATAACCCGAGTACAGGTAAAAGATATACTTGCTCACATGAATATTCGCACAAGGCTTCGCTAATGAACCTGACCGAAGGATTGAAAAAAGCGCACGAAATTGATGTACGGATGCGGCGGAACTTCACTGGTTTTACTTTTGAAATGTTCAATTTCGTGCTTCAATTCCAACATAGCGTGTGTGCTATTTGCGGGCGCAAAGGCCATTATTTACGCCTTTCTCTCGATCACGACCACAAATCTGGAAAAATTCGAGGAGTGCTTTGCTGGCGATGTAACCGAGCACTAACAGCATTTGACGATGATCCAATACGATTCGGCAATGCTGCACGCTATTTAACAACTCCACCGGTAACGGGGGCTTTTGGAAAGGAACTTTATACACTGCCGGGCCGAGTGGATACAAAGAAGCGACGGAAGATGGTAGAAGCCTTCCGTCAGGGTAAAATAACGATAGAGGGCTATCATGGGGAAATATCGCCCGCGCCCGCGCAAGCGGACGAACAGCAGCCGATTCGCAGAGAACCGTAGAGCTTTTGTAGATATATTTGGTGATCCATTTGCATTACCGGGGTCGA